GTTGTTACAGGAGCTGTAATAGCAGACCACTTACCTTTTGAGTAATCAAATAATCCAGGAGGATTCAAAGCAGCTTCGTTACCTTCGTAGAACAAGTCATACAAGTCCTTAGTGTAAGCTGGGTTGTAAGTACCTGCGTCAACGTCAGTACCGTAACCTTTGTTTGGATCACCAGGATAATTACCTGGAGAACCTACAGGAGCGTAGTGATCACCACTACCACCTGTTGCACCGTCCCAAGTACCACCAGAGTAACCTTGGATACGTGGTACAAAGTAGAACAACTTACCGATAGGTAGGTTCATAGCTTGTACTGATACGATGTCGTTTGCAAGAAGTTTAGAGAATACTCTTCTTACGATTGGGAAAACTACAGTTTCAAAAGAACCTGAGTCAGAAGTAGAAGAAGCTTCATTGATTAAGTGTGAAGCTTGGTTTTCATACAACTGTGCGATGTTTTCCTTTAAGTGACCATTAAGACCCTCTAAGAATCCTAATTTGTCCCATTTGTTGATTGTGTCTTCTTTGATAACTTTCAAATGCTTCATGCCGATGTTACCAACAAGACCACTTTCTAATAATGCACCCATTTTTAATATTTTTTTTTAGGTTTTATTTATTGATTTTTTGCATAATATCCTTCATTCTCAAGAACTGAGGATTCTCATACGTTTTTGACTCAATTAGATTTTGTGCTGAACCTGAAGCTGGTGATTTTTCAATCTTACTTACAGATTCAGTTACAACATTTTGAGTCGTAGTGTTTAGTTCATTCTTGATAGAATTGTAAAGAGACTTTGACTCTTTCAAAGATTCAACATCATCAAATCTTCTCAATATGTTAATTTTCTCTTGCTTCGTAGTTGTATGTTCTGTAAACAATCTTGTAGCGTATGCTAAATTTGAGTTGAACACTGCAACTTCATTCAATTTTTCTCTGAACACGTTAAGAGCTTTACGATATTCTTCGTTTTTCTCTCTCAATCTTTGGACTTCATTATTGATAGATTCAACTTTGACTCCGTTATCACCATAAACGTAGTTACGGTTATTAGTGATACCTTTTCTCAAACCACGACCTTCTTTAGAACCCATTCCGTAAGTTCTTGCAGCTTCTTTAGCCTCAGACTTTTCGTAATCTTTCTTTCCAGGATGAGTCTTAGATTTGTCACCTTTATTTCCTCCGAATTTACCTTCGTAGTCTTTATAGTGACCATCTTTACCTTCACCAGCCTTTTTCTTGACTCCGTCTACAGACTTACGCTTGTATTCGTGTTTGTTAGAACCCCAATCCTTTCCTTCTTCCATTTCCTCTTCAGTGAATTCGAATTTCTTAGGTTGTAAGTTCATACCAACTCCTTTAGCTTTACCCTTAGGCTCGATTGCCGCTTCCTTAGTTTCTGCTTTAGTCGTTAATTTTGCTGGTTTGGTGTTACCCATAACTGGTTTGATCGTCATTTTTGATTCGGACATATCGTCAGAGTCTTCATCTTCCTCTTCGTCCATTTCGATTTCATAAACTACTTCATCCATTTCTTCAGTATACTCAGAATCATCTTCCATATCCTTTTCTAAATCACGGATATGAGCCGCATCATCTTTTTCTGCATCTCTGTAATGGTCGTATTCCTCACCTTCTCCCATTTCTGTTTCGTTGAAAATATCTTGAATCATCGCATCCAATTCCTCGTCTGAGATTTCATCTTCTTCAACATCAACATCCATGTCCAATTGTTCATCCAATTCGTCGCTCATAGAGTCTTCCTCTTCTTCGCTTTCCATTTGGATGATATATTCTACGTCAGCATCTTCATCTTCAATATGAACTTGATCATCGTCTTGTGTAACGATAATACCGTCTTCATCGCTCATCGCTTTGAAAACCTTCAAAATTTCTTCATCAGACGCACCTGTAAGGTCGATTGGTAGTTCATCATCTTCCTCAGAATCAAAATCAATTTCCATTTCATCCTCTTCGGAATCCATTTCCACATCATCACCTTCTTCGTCAGATTCTTCTGAATCCATGTCCAAAGCTAAGATATCTTCTTCTTGCTCGTCCATTTCTTCAGCGTGTTCAGCCTCCTTTAGAGACTCTTTTACTAGTTCAGAGATTTCTTCCTTCATTGTTGAAGCAAGTATTCCTTTTGCATTCTCCGCTACTACTTGTTCCAAATTTTTCATTTGGAGTAGTGCTTCCTCTACTATAGATTTGTTTTCTGCCATTTATTAAATGATTATTTTTTTACTCTATAAATATACCCAAATACAAAAAAGTTTTTTTTTTGATAATAAGAAATGAAATTAAATGAAGAATCCCCCACTTTTGATGGAGGATTCTTTCTATGTTAGTGTAAAAATTACTTTTCTACAACTTCGTCGATTTTACTTTCAGATACGGCGGTGATTCTCCAATCGTGTGGAAATCCCTCGTATCTTTTGGTAACTTTAGCCTCAACGTCAGTAACGTTAAAACCTTTTACGAGTTTTTCTTCTCTAATTTTTTTGATTTTTCCTGAGTTCTCATCGGGGAGATCGTACATGATCTTTGCTACGAAATACTTTTCTTCCATGTTTTCCATTTAATGTGTGTAAAATTATTTTCCTAAATAATGATTAAGTTTTTGTAATAAGTCAATAGAGCGATTCATTCCTTTTCCAGTATCTGAACCTGTAGATGACATTCTAGACATTTTTTCTTCCTCTAAGTTTTCCTCAAAATTATTTCTTTCTTTCGGATCAGTAAAAAGATATGCACCAGGTGTAGATGGAGATGAAACTAAATCAAAACAAATTAATTCGAAATCATCCTGTACTTCATTTTGTTCCCCAACCTTTTTCAAGGATCCCACTCCACGAGAAGATATACCTAATGTTACCCCTTGACGAAGTAGGTTAGCTGCTTGGTCACCTTTAGTTGATACAACCCCTCTTTCGTGGAAACCTGGTGAAGTAAGAAGTTTTAGTTTACCCATCAGGATATGTCCATCCCACCAAATCTCAGTGATAGCGTGTGATACACGATCCAAATCAATTAGTGATGATTCAGGGTGATTGAGTTCAGATAGGGCAACACCCTTGTTAATCATTTTTTTGTAGTTATCCGCTTCTCTTTTGAGGATTCTCTCAGGATATACACGACCATTTCTATTTGGTGTATTGTATTTCTGAAGAACGGCATAAAACTCAAATGGTTTGGAATAATCCAACATACTTTTGTTGGACTCTTCAATAATTGATCGGTTTAATTCGTGAGTGGGGGATATATGTCCCGCATCCATCTCAATCAAAATTCCCTTACCAATTTCACTTGGACCTAAAATTCGCATATAGATATCTTTTAGATATAAATATACTGATTATAGTTCTTTTACTTTTTTTGAGAGTGTGAACTCAAAGTTGGGGTTTTGCATAAAATTTTTGTGGTAAATTTCTCTACAAATTCTTTTGAGAGAAAACTTAATTTTGGGGTCCTTGAAATCAATTTCTCCCACCATAAAAAAAGTTATTTCTAAATTCATAAAACTTTTTTTTCCGTATACTATTCCACTTGTTCGTAGATCCAAGTCCACTATGTAATTTGGTTTGAATAGACCAGTATCTATTATTTCGTATACAGAATTTTTTATTGATTTACTAAGATCTGAAACCACACGATTACAGTTCTCAAATTCATGTTTGGGGGTGACCCAACTTTGGATATTTAGATAAATTGATTTTAGTTGTTTAGCGTCGACTGTACCGTAGTTGATCTTCGCTTCGGGGAAACCGATAATTCGCGAAGTTTTACCTTTTTTCATATATTATTTGACATACAAATGTTTATTGATGATAAAAATATATCATCTATTTGATGTTTTGTCAAATTTTATTAACATTTGTATTATTTAGTAATATATGCTCATAGTCGAAGTCAAAAATAATAACATAGAAAAAGCACTAAAAGTGCTAAAAGGAAAAGTTATTAAAACAAAACAGTTGGATATTCTTAAAAACAGAAAAGAATTCCAAAAAAAATCTGTAATCAGAAGAACTGAAATTAATAAAGCAAAATATATTCAGAGAAAAAAAGATTCGGAATCTTATTGAATATTGTTGTAAAGTGAGAAAAGACGAACGTAATTTATTTTATTATATTCTTCTTTTGTGATTTGAGAAATTGTCTCTTGTAGTTTGTTCTTAGTAACATCATCATCACTTTCGATAAGTTTGAGTGATGAAATTGTTTTTTCTTTTAATTCTTTATATTCCACTTCTAAATCAGTGTCCTCGGTCATCAATACTTTACCCAAATCATTTTTTGTGGACTCATCCAAACTTTCGATATAATTTTCCAATTGTTTTCCAGCAATTTTGAAAATTGTTTCGATTGGTAAATTAATTGATTCTTTTACTTGTGTTTTTTGGATTAGTGTTGATACCAAACTTTTTCTACTCTGAACTGATTCTAAAATAGTGGTAGGAGACGTATAGATGAGATTGTCGATGTTTTTGTACTTGTTCTCACAAACCACATCTTTGATCCATTTAGAGACATCAGAAACGTTTAGATTAGGTAATAATTTTTCAATCTGTCTGATTGATTCTGAAATGTATAGTTCGGCAGTTTCTTTGTCTAATCCTTGATTCTTGTCGAGTTCAGTGTAAAGGTGAGTCAAACTACTAATTGCTTTATTTTCCAAAACAATTTTTTTGAAGTTTAATGTGTCTTCTTTCATAGTACCATTCACGTAAGCTGATACCATTTTTGACTCAATTTTAGATAAAATTTCTCCGAAGTTCATTTGATATATTTTTCTATAAATATATTAATTTATCAATTTGCCCAAAACTTTCTCCATTTCCCCTAAAGAACGTCTTCCTTTTTCTAAGTCTAATTCATCAATATTTGTTGAATCACCATTTTCGAAAAGCATGTTCATTTTTTTTGTTTTACTTTCCGGTGTAACTTCACCTGTTGTCGGTGGTACTTCTCCTTCAATCGGAGTTGATTCTGGAGTTCCAAAATCTGTACCAGTCTCCATGCCAAATTCGTCGGTAGTTGTTTCACCAGTAACAGGCGTTTTACTACCATAAAGATTATCCACATTATCGAATAAACCTGTTTTAGTAATAACGTTAGGTGTATTTTGAATTTCTGTTGCCACAGCTTTTTCGAGTCTCTGTTGTTGTAAATCAAGTTTGATTTCCTCATCTGAGAAACCTAAAACATGTTTTTTAGCCCATGATTGAGATACCGGTGCAATACCCTCAATCGGCATTACCGCATCTTTGTATAACAACATTTTTTCTTTCCATACATCAATCGTCAACAAGTCAGCCTGTTTTGACGGGTTTGTCAAACTAAGTTGGAAGGAACCTAATTCATCCTCAAATCCCAAAAGAAATAAATGAATGATGGCGATTTTATTCAATTCAGCAATCATTGATTTCTGAATTCTGTTGATTGTACGAGCAAAACGAATGTCTTGTAAAGATAAGTTTCTACCATCACCAACTACTTCTTCAAATCCCAAGAATGCTTTGGGGATTCTAAGAGCTGTCAACAATTTCTTTTGGATGTACTCAATGTCCGCAATTTCAGATAGATTCTGTGCTCCCTGTAAAGTTTCGATTGGGTTAGGTGCTGATGGATCACGAACAGGAATAAAGAAGTCTTGGTCCACAGCCATTTGGTTGAATCTCATGTCTACATTACCTGTTGTTGGATCTGTAACCATATCCTTTTTAAACTGAGCGGCAAATCTTTGTACATAAGGTTGGATATCACCGTCATCCATATTTCCAACATAAACTTTGAATACACGTCTTTCAGGTGCTCTTGATACACGATATACCAACATAGCATCCTCACCAAGAACTAATTGCTTCCAAATTCTTCTAGCCTTTTCCAACATAGAAGTTCCATAAGGAAGTTTTCTATCATCACCTAACAATCTAAAGTGAGCAATTTCCCAACTCTTGAAGTCAAGTTGTTTGTTTTTCCAAGTGAAGGTCAAACCTTCAACCTTATCTCCAGTACCAGCTAAAGCAGCTCCCGAAGTTGCTCTACCACGCATTCCAACTTCAATCCTTTCAATTTCTATATTTGGAAGTTGTAAACATCCTACAACACCCTTTTCAGGGTCTAACTTTAAGAATACAAAGTTATCACCGTATTTTGCGGTATTCCTAGTCCACATTGGTAGATTCGTATTTACATCCAAGGAGTTGTTAAATAGGTCACCCAATATGGATTTTATTCTCGGTGAATCTGAATAAATTTGTAACATATACCCATTTTCATCTACTGTTGTAGATTCTTCCGCATATGTGTCTAAAGCTGCTGAAATTTCAGGGGTATATTCCATAGACTCATAATCATAATATGACGCAAGTCTTGTTGGTTCATAGTAGACGGCTTGTGAATAAAGATTATTTTCAATCTTAGCCCATTGTTGTGTAATATAGGCGGTTTGTCTTGCTTGTAGTTTTTCTCTTTCGTACTCAGCTTTATCTGTAGTTCTGAGAAGTTCTTTTTTGTCAAATTTGTAGGTAGGAACATCCTGACCCAAAAGTGAGTTGGGACCAAAGGTTTGCGATAACCTCTGCCATATAGTTAAATTTTTGTCTTGCTCTGCCATTTTTACAATGTTAATCTATATAAAAATTTTATCAACGTCTTATTCCTCCGAATACCCATAAATAGTCTTGATAATCTCTTTTAGTCGGTTGATTTCTATATGCAGGATTATTCTCGTACATTCGATTGGGTAATTGAGGATTGAAAAACTGTTGATTTGGAGCTTGATATGACTCAACTTGCCAAGATTCCAACATTGTTTTTGCCTGTTCATTCACCTTACTAAGTTGTGTGAATGAAGTTTCTGCAACATATACCGCCATGGCAATAGCCATAATTAAATCATCATGTTGACCCTTCATGTGATCAGGTCTACCGTTGATATAAACAAAAGTACTCATCTCATTTAATAATCTATTTGATCGTACCTTCAGTCCATGTCTCAAAGCTTCCTCATAAGCAGCAATAATCTGCACCCTTTTCTGACTAAAATTTAATCCAGGTATTTTATCCTTTACCTTCGGATCAAATTTCCATTTATTACCATATTCAACACCCTCAACGTATAAATCCTTATATCCTAATTCTTGTAGTTTTCTTGAGGTTGCAACCCCCATACCACCAGTGATATCAATAACAATAAATGCCGAATACATAGTTCCCCATTTGTAAGCAATTTCTGCCAATACATCGGGTGGAACTTTACCTAAATATTCCGCAACTTGTTCTCTCTCATCGAAATCATATACTTGAATTGTCGAAAAATCTTCAGAATCACCTCTTGACACGTCAACACCCATAATATATTTGTGACCAATTTCTGGCTCCTTCCAAATCCAAAAACCACCACTAATCATTTTACCAATTGGTTCCTTGATTGTATTTTCAGTAATAGTTTCAATCAAACTAGAATCAAATACATTATCACCCGATCCCAAAAAATTACACTCCAATTCTTGAGCAACTTTTCGTTTGTCGTATTTAAGTTTTTTGACCATAGCTTCAAACCATGATGATGATGGTTTGTATCCCTCTTGAAATTTTTGTGTAATTTCTTCAAAATTACGTTCGAATGGATTTGTATTAGTATAATCAATTCTAATTTCATTATCATTATATTCTTCACGATTCAAAAAGTAGTGGATAATGTCTTTAGTTTTGACTAAATATAAATCCTTAGTATATCGAGGGTCACGATACCAATACATTTCCGTAATCTTGAAATCATTCATATTTCTTAAGGCTTGATCGTAGATTTCATAATAAATCGGATCGTACCCGTTAGGTGTGGAAATAACTATAACTTTACCACCTGTGGACAAAGATGCCATACACGCAGCCCAAAAGTCTCCATCAGCATCAATAAATGCCGCCTCATCAAAAATCAGAATAGTTGGGGAATATCCACGTAGTGCGTCTTTAGATGTTGCTACCGCTTTTATCTCACAACCATTTGTTAATTTGTAATGTTTGGCCGCGTTTTTGTCTGGTGAAAATCCAACACCTACCCAATCTGGCCATTGTGATGTAAACTCTCTAATTTTGTTTGCAAATTCAACTGAAGTATCCTGTTTGTTTGCGATGATTAGTACTTTTTCAGGTTTGTTTTTTCTAGCAAAAACAAGTTTTTTGCTTGCCCAAGCAGCAGTTACTGTTGATACACCAGCCTGTCTGTATTTCAGCGCAATATTTTCATTGTATGAATCGTAATCTTCTACTAACCTTACTTGGTCAGGAAACAACTCCAAAGGAACATAACGTGATTGAGTATTATCGTAAGTTTGTAAATAAGTTTTCAAGGCGTACGACGTACTTGCCATACACTTGGAGTATTCTAAAAGTAATTGTTCCTTAGATAATCCCATAAAGTAGTTTAGGATCTACTAATACCCAAACTACCTAAAAAGTCATCTAAATCACCCAAATCATCGTCATCATCGGAATCAACGTCTGTTGCTGATTGATCGTCAGTTCCATAATCTTCATCATCATGAATTTCGTTTAGATGGTCAACAATTTCTGTAACCATTCTATCCAAGATTTGAGTTGCTTTAGCATCACCTCTAAGAATTGCCTTCGCTAGTTTGAAAAATTCTTCAGCAGTGAGTGCCGAAAAACGAGCAAATAGGTAGTTCTGTATCCATCGTTTATCTTCATCAAATAATTTTTCGGGATACGATGCTACAAACTTTTCCCATAATACAGGTCCAAGTCTGAGATCCCAAATTTCATTTGCCAAAGTATCTGTTGATGCCATAACCATTTCGGCTTGTTTTGGGTCATCTGGTAATCCTTGAGTTCCGAGGATTTCCATGGTACCCTTAATCAATTCATGGACAAGAACAGGGAAAAACACCCCACGAGCTTTCACAGTCGGAGGGTCTGTCTCAATATCAACTTCTTCTTTTCCTGCGATACCTCCTTGACCCATCATACCTTCCATGACTTGATCAGGTAAGACCCAATATAATAAATCGTTTACTGACATAAGGACACCATATAGATTCAACAAACGTGGATCAAGTCTATCTAATTCTTCTTTTACCAGTTCAAACATATAGTGACCTTTTTTAGAAGATCCTTGAATTAAAGCGTTGATGAATCTTCTTTTAGCCTTTTCAATATCGTACCTTTCGAAGGCACTTACAAAATCATCAATCTGATCTTCTTGTTGTTGAAAGTTTTGTTCTATCTCCTCTTGTTCGGGTTCTTGACCTTCTTTGGAAAAACCTTCCATTCCAATTTCACCCATTCCAACTAATTTAGCATCATATTGAACTTGATCGGATCTAACACCCATTTCTTTACGAACTAAATCAACAGCTAAATTTTCTAAATATTCTTTATTTTCAGATTGTATACGAAACACGTCTCTTACAGCACCCATCATGGCCATCTGTAAACCCATAAGGGCATTCTGACTACTTACTTCTTCTTGACCGGTATATCTTTTTACTTTTTCAACCACATCACGAAATCTTTTGGATGCAATTTTTTCTTCAAATGAAACGGGTATGGTTTCAGATTTTACATCAGGGAACGCAGGATTTTTTGAAAGAGGTGTCTCCCCTTTCTCCATCTTACTTTTGATGTCGGGAGACATTCCTTTAGTTTGTTTTTCAAACTCCCCTCTATTCTGAGCGTCTTGTTCTTGTATATTTTTTTTCATTACTTCTCGTTTTCAAAAGTAATTCCTAATTGGTCAAAAGTTAGATAATCAGGAATTTTTGTAACAGGTGCCTTAGGATTATTGTCCACCATATTTTTACCAGCCTTTGGTTTTGGTTGGTGTTTTGGATTTTTGAAAGGATCCATCTTACCAGGTTTTTCGGTAGTTCCTGGTTTTACTTTTGGTGGGGCAGTTGTTGGGGATTGTTCCATAGCTTCTTTTTTTGTCAAAGTATAAAGCTTTCCGATTGGTTTGTCCAATTTTGTTTTCCCGACTAATTTGTCCGTTAATGCAGATTTCAAAGATTTTCTTATGATACCACCTTCTTCCAACAAAGAAATGAACTCCTTCTTGGTCATTTTTGGGGTGAGATGTTTTTGAACTAACTTATCTATCGATGATTCCAAAATGGCCTGTACAGGATTTTTTCCCTCCTTTACATTTTTTTTCACGTCCTTGACACATCTCTCGAATTTCTTTTTCTGAGCGTCAGTATATGAATCACGATCTTTACCTTCAAGACCTAATGAAGACGTACATACCGCCCAAGGGTTGTACTTATTATCTTTTTCATCCAAGTCTTCAGATTCATCCATACCATCTTGATACATCCCGGGAGTTTGTCCAGGATCAACACCGAAACCATCATTTGTTGAAGCGCCGACTTGATGAGGTTGTTGAGTTGTTTGACCAGATCCGTATGGGTTTAGAGGATCATCATCACCCTCTTTCATTTCTTTTTCGTATACTTGGTAAGTAGCACCCTTTTGTTGCAACTTAATTTCATCTGGAGAACCTTTCTTTACTTTGATAGTAATAGTTTCTTGTTCTTTAGTTTCTTTTTTAGTTTTCATAGACTGTATTTTTTTCAAATTCTAAAATTAGGTCTCTTGCGTACAATTTATCTTTTACTTTCTGTTCACTGTCACCAAATCTGAAAACTAATCTTTCGTTATTTTCAGAGCTATCGTCAGTTTCCCAAGCTAAAGCAATAATATCTTCCATAGCGTCGGTCATCCCCATATAATCTGATTTTTGGATCAACTCCAGATCTACAGATGTATTCCTAAGAGTTGCAACTTTTTCTATAAAATTGATGTGGGGTGGTTCAGGATACCCGTTCGACGGTTTTGCATCCCAACTCTCACCCCACACATCAAGTTCTTTTCCGAAAATGAATTCGTACATATTATCACCTCTATAGTTAGGGCCCAACCCATTCACATAGATAAGATAACTCATAACACTTCACCTTTGGTAGATATTTTGATTTGTTCTCCTTTATGTTCAAAAACTAAATTTCCTTTGTTTGTTTTACCAAGAAATTTGATTTCAGAATTCTCGGACATAATGAATTCAGCTGCGAGTTTTTGCTCAACAGACTCAGAAATTTTGTCAAATGATTTTGTTGTTACCTTTTTAGGTTCTTTCTTTTCCGATTCAGAAATTACAAAATATTTTTCCAAAACCTTATCTACTTTTGACTCAGAGAAAATTGAATCCATGATTTTGGAAATTGATGAATGTGCTTTGTCCTCTTCACTCATTTCCTCGTCACGTTGTTTTTTGATATTCGAATAAACACCGACAACTTCACCTGGTCTTCCATCGAATTCATCACGATCCTCTTCTTCACCCATTTCACCTTCAACAGGTTCTTCTACGTCAAGATTCATATCCAAATCCTCATCACCAGTCACATCAACGTCCATCTCCTCTGAATCATAATCAGTTTCAACTTCCTCAATCTTAGCAATGATGTCTTCTTTATCTTCATCATCAAGTTTGTCTAAATCCAATGCTGACAAAATTGAATTTAGAACGTATTTGATGTCTTCAGATGTCATACCTACAGCATCGTTCATGGTACGAATTTTTTGACCTAATTTTCCTGTAAGTTTTTGGATAACTTTGAAATCAACTTCCTCCTCTTCATCACCCATATCAGGTGTTTCAGCGTCCATTTCCATATCCATATCCAACGACTCATCACCACCTTCAGAATCCATCTCCATATCCATATCCAATGACATGTCATCAACAGGAGCTTCCGCAGGAGCGGGTGCTGGTTCAGGAGCAGGTACTTCTTGCTTAGGAAGTTTCAAAGTGAATTTCTTTTGCTCTTCCAAAGTGAACATAGACACCTCCTCTTCGTTTTCGTTGAGTCTGTTCAACTCACCCGCCAAAAGATTCATTCTTTTTAGGGCTTGAGAATATGACTTATAATACTTTCTATTTTTCATTGGCTCAATATAGTCCAATGACTCGTTTACATTTTTCTTGATTACGTAACCAAGTTTTTCTTTTACAATCTCATACTGTTGTCCATCGGCCAAAGTTTTACCGAATTCTACACGAGATGTTTCATTAATTGAGGAAGGTCTAGTTTCTTTGTATCTAGCGATTTCAAGGATTCTATTTATCTTGTCTTGTCCTTGTAATTTTTCACTTCCGATTGGTTTTAGGTCAGCCATGTTTTGATATATAAATTTGTTTAACTGTTTAACCCGTTAAATCCACCAATAGCTACCGCTGTGAGTTGTACCACATCTTGATTTTGAGCTGTTGAATAGACTGGGTGAGGCAAAGGAGCAGTCGTAGTTGTACCACTACAATTGATACAATCTTCATAATTGTAAGTTCCCGCACTTAAAACTTCCATAATTTTTTTCTTTATAAATATACGAATATAACGAAATCTTTAGTTATTCAACCTCTTGATTTTCCAAAGACAGCTTTTTATCCATGAGTTTATTCTTAAAATCGTAAAGTTTGTCAATATATTGGTTACGTCTAAGGAATTTGAACACCAAATTCTCATAAGAAAATTCACCATCTTTCTCCAAACCCGAACTCCTATATTTTTTTAATTTTTCTTTGAACTTCTCAATTTTCCCTAAGGCTACATCCAATTCATCATCGGCAACATCATCCATCAAATTATCAATTTTTTCCATGACATTAGCCACTTTCATCTTCAAGAATTCTTTGTCAATCGACACATTTTCTTTTTCTGGTTTGTGAATCCATTCGTCAAATAACACCGAATAAACTCCCGTAGAAAAATGAGTTTCATTCACATCTTCAGCATATAATTCTACTTCATAACCCTTTACCGTGATATTGTGAGTGGAATTAAATAAGGTTTTCTTTAACTGAAATAGTTCTTTGTAAACCTCTCGATCTTTTGGGTCGAACTGAGAAAAATCAACATATAAATGAAGATCTATATCAGAGAATTCGGACCAATTAAAGTTAGCCAATGATCCTGTGAATCTTACGTCTTCTATGAACAAATTTTCACCCAAGTAATCCATGAATTCACCAGCAATTTCCAATAAAGCAATCCTAATATTTGACTTCAATACGGGATTGTCAGTATCAACATCATTCCAAATCTTTGGATTCAAAGTTTCCTTAGTTCCAAATGACATCAATATTTCAGAGTATTTGTCCATAAACTATAAATACTCCAATATTAATTAAGGTAATTTTGTGAACTTGTAAGCTTTAGAAATCTTCGTATTGAAATATTTTCCTTGTGATTCTGCCAATCTGAATTCCGCATAAACATTATGAGGTACATTCTCATATTCATATTTACTACCGTTCTTAAACTCAGCAATCATTTTTTTCGTTGCAGTATCATATTCAGTTTTGGAAATATTTGAAGAATCAATTTCATTGATAATTTTTGTTCCGTCGATTGTTTGTGATTTTACAGCCATGTTACAAAGGGGTTTTTTTATCAATTCTACTCAATAATTCAGTAAAGTAATCATCAATTTCCAACCCATTACCTTCTATGAGACCAAACTTGCGAGCATCACTTTTAAGTTTTTTTAGATCATATACAATTCTCTCTCGTTGAATATACATTTCTCGAGTCATTCCTTCACCCCTTTCCAATTGACGATCTTTGACTCCATGACCAATGAACATCTTTCTCATTTTGATGTATCCACGAACTATATTAAGTACGTCCGCTTTTTTCAATTCCATAAATCTTTCAAGTTGTGGTGTCATAACTTATAAATACAACAAACCCCCACTTTGGGTGGGGGTTGTTACTATTTTTCTTGTTTCAGATGACAGGTGCAAGAACCACATCCACAGTTTTTCTTTTCTGTTTTGGATGACACCAGAAGTGCGACGGCTCCTCCTAATAAAACTATTGAGATGATGACATTTATCATATCGATAAATATTACATCTTCAACTTTTTGAGTTCTTCACGGATCTCGATCGCTCTTTCAAAGTTGTGGTCAGCAATTACCTGTTTGAGTTCAGCTTCAAGTTTATCAATTGATTCTTGAGAGTTTTCTCGTTGTTTAATCTTATCACGGATGGCGATTGCCAATTCGTAATCTTCTGATTCAATCGCTAGTTGAAGTTCTTTTTGGAGTCCTTCAAGACCATTGTCTTTTTGTTTTTTGTTTTTGAAAGGATTGATGAACATATCGTCATCAAATCCTGAGGTACGGATAAAACTGGTGATTACAACTTTACCATCATTAGATGTGAAGGTTTCTTTGTTCCATTCACCATTTTCATCTTTTCCTTTTTCTACATTATTTTTTCCGTGGATACCAAATCCTCCACCGAACGGATTACTACGACCGAACATATTGTTTAGTTCATTGAATAAGTCATCAAAAGAATCACCTCTTCCAAACATATTTTTTTCTTTTTAGATTTTTATTTGTTATCTTTGTCCCAATAATAGTAAATAATGTGCCAACAACCAAAATTACTATCTTCCTGACAAAATGTCAAAACAAAAATAAATCAAACTGACAAATTGTCAATATTGGTATTTGGAAAAATAATTGTATATTTGTGGTGTAAATCAAAAACTGAAATATCATGATTGAATCTATGGACGATAACGATAAGGGTGCAAAATCCCGTCAAAAACAAAGTGGGACACCCGTCTTGGATAACTTCTCCAAAGACCTTAACAAGATGGCCGCTGAGGGTAAACTTGACCCTGTAATCGGTCGGGAGATGGAAATCCACCGAATTGCACAAATCCTATCCCGTAGGAAAAAGAATAACCCCATTATCGTGGGGGAACCTGGTAGTGGTAAAACCGCTATCGTAGAGGGACTCGCCAACAAGATCGTACAAGGCGATTGTCCCCGAAACCTTCGTGATAAACGCATCGTTCTTTTGGACCTCACTTCAATTGTCGCGGGCACCAAGTACCGTGGACAGTTTGAGGAGCGTATGAAGGTTATCATCGAAGAACTGTCTGAAAATCCAGACATCATTATCTTTATCGACGAAATCCACACGATCGTAGGTGCCGGTAACGCATCTGGTTCGATGGACGCATCCAACATCTTCAAACCCGCTCTTGCACGTGGTGAAATCCAATGTATTGGGGCAACAACTCTTGACGAGTACCGTACCAATTTCGAAAAAGACGGAGCACTTGAGCGTCGATTCCAAAAGGTGAGTATTGATTCTCCCTCTAAAGAGGAAACACTACTTATCCTTCAACAATCGAAATCACGTTATGAAGATTTCCACAAGGTCCTTTACACCGAAGAGATCTTGGAGATGTGTGTAAACCTTGCGGACCGTTACATCACCGATCGTGAATTTCCCGATAAAGCGTTTGACATCTTGGATGAGGTCGGAGCTCGTAGTCAAGTGGAAGTTAAAATTCCAGAGTCAATTGAGATTCTGAAGCAAAAAGCTGTAGAACTCAAACAACATAAATTGGACGTGGTCAAGAAACAAGATTACGAACAGGCTGCAGAGATTCGTGACAAAGAGAAGAAACTTTTGGAACGATTGGAAAAAGAAAAGGCTAAGTTCGAAAAAGAACAATCTGAAAACAAGAAATCCATCGAGCCAGAGTTAGTACTCGCTGTTGTGGCATCTATGACCAAAATCCCAGTGAACAAACTATCTCTTGATGATAAAGCGGCATTAGTTGGTTTGGAGGATTCTCTGAAAAAAGAAGTTATCGGTCAAGACGATGCTGTCAGCAAAATTGCTCGAGCAATGCGTCGTAACCGACTCGGAATCAAAGATCCAAACAAACCAATCGGTTCATTCATCTTCTTGGGTTCAACAGGTGTAGGAAAAACTCACCTCGCAAAACAACTTGCAAAACAAATCTTCGGTTCTGCCGATAACCTGATCCGAGTAGATATGTCTGAATATCAAGAGAAACACACCATTTCACGTTTGATTGGAGCACCTCCAGGATACGTGGGTTATGATGAGGGTGGCCAACTAACCGAACAGGTAAAGAACAAACCATACTCGGTTGTTCTTTTTGACGAGGTTGAAAAGGCAAATAAGGAGATCTTTCATACCCTTCTTCAAATGTTGGATGAAGGTCATCTTACCGATTCTTTGGGTCGTAAGATCAACTTCAAAAACACCCTCATTATCATGACCTCAAACATCGGTGTGAAGAAACTCCAAGACTTCGGTACTGGTATCGGTTTTGGTGGTTCATCCTACTCGTCAGAGGAGCAAAAGAAAGAGATCCTGAAGAAGGAAATGAAAAATTACTTCTCGCCAGAATTTCTAAACCGTATCGATGAGACCATCATCTTCAACTCTCTTGATCAAGTATCCCTTAAAAAGATTGTATCTATTGAACTCAATAAGTTGATGAAACGTCTCGGAGATCTAAAACTAAATTTCACTTTTGATGAAAAACTCGTTGATCATATCTCGAAAGTAGGGTTCGATGAGGTGTATGGCGCTCGACCTATCAAACGAGCAATTCAAGATGAAGTGGAAGACTTGGTTTCCGAATCCGTCTTATCTGACACCGTAAAAGAAGGAGGGAGCTACACCCTCTCCGTGGAAGATGAGAAAGTGGTTATCAAGTAAAAGAAAGGGGGTCAATGACCCCCTTTTATTTTTTACAAAATGATGATTCTTTTCCGAAATGTAGACAACGTAAAAGTTTCACTTCAATTCTCATATCATGGTATTTGTCACCATCACAGGCTTTATGTCCATTTCTAATTGATTTAAACAGTTCAAATTCTATCTGTAAAATTCGTTTCAGTAATTCCATTTCATTCATAAGCAAAAAAAATTAGGGCAAAAAAAAAGAGGTCCAATGACCTCATCTACTATTCAACATCTTCATTTCGATTCAACCAAGTAGTCAGAATATATTTATCATTTGAAATTGGCATATGTCCTCGGTGGACATAAGGCCAAGGTGCTGGCCATACCAAAAATGTTCCCTGAGTAGGTTTTATCATCATTTCTTGATGTAAAAATTCGGTCTCACCACCTTCTTCTACATCATTAAGATAGAACATAACAGCGAATATTCGATTGTAGAATTCATAATATTCTCCTTCAGTGTGATAGGATTTGAAATGTCCTTCCCCTTTTTTATATTTCTGAAGTTGCCAAACAGGATAATATGTTCCATTTCCAAACAAATATTGAAAGGTATTAAATTCATCGTTTGTTGGGAATTTAGAAACATAGTCATTTACCTTTTCATTCGCAACTCTGACAATCCAATCGGTTTCGGATTTAAATTCTTCATGTGCTGCAATGTCAAAATCGGTAGTATCTTTATACTCCGTGTTGTATCCGGATGCAGTTACACCAGAATAATGTAAGTGGGGATTTTCTTCGAAAATTCTGATTAATTTCTCACAAAAAGCTTTAGATAGAGCTCCAGGGTAAACTCCTATTGTATCCTTGACGTTCATATTCGTGTTTAGTATATCCTAATCTATTTATCATCTCGTGTGCAGTATGGATAGAATTTTGAAGATCCTCCACAACAACATACTCGTGCATTGTATGATAATTATAATAACCACAAGAAAAATTTATACAGGAAAAATCAAATTTCATTTTCAATTGTGAAACATCTGTATAAGGGTGGATCTGAAACTCGTGGTGTGCAAACATTTCTGTCAAAACTTCATCAGCAATTCGGAAAAATTCCGAATTCCGATCAAATAAACGCACACCTGAACAGACTTCAGTAACCATGTAATTACTTGGGGCGTCCAACTGAATTGCATATGCAACATCCGAGAAAAACTCGGGACTAGCTTGTCTAGAACCTATACACCCTAATTCCTCAGACACAAAAAATGCTGCTTTTACGTGAGGTAAGTTTCGAAGTGAAATCAAAGCACCATACACACCACATTTATCATCACCACCAATACCAACAGGTTTACCATTTGGTCCATATCCCTTCAAGGACAATTTAGGTTGCTTTTGACGATTTGGTAGTTGTTCCTCTCGGACGATAATTTCATCTTCGAAATGGTGAACTGTGTCGGTATGTGCAACCATACAAGGGTAGAGTTTATCCTCATACCCTTGCGTGGTTTTGGTGGCATAAACATTCATCATCTCATCAACAACGTATGGAATACCCTCTTTGTCCAACCAATCACAAATGTATTGGACCATAAGTTCTTCATTATAAGTTGCCGTGCGAACCGATAACAGTTCCTTCAAAAATTCTAAGTCATTCATTTTCCGATGGATTTACGATAGTTTGAAAGAATTGAATTGATGTTTTGACGACCAACAGGATTGGCACTTTGAATTGACCACGTAGGAATATCAATACCTCCATTATCCATACAGTAATTCACCAACCATTTTGCGGCATCATGACCAGTACCAAGTTCATCGTCACCCAAATCATGGTCAAAGAAGATTTCATCAGGGAGACCAAACTCACGGATATAATCAACAAACTCGGGGTATTCTTTCACCCAAACAATCTCATCAACTTTCGAATCGTACTCAGGGATATATTGATCCCTCCATACACTCATATTCGGATCCCGAATATCGTCTAACCACAAATACGTTTTCATGTTGATAAGTTTTCAACAAAGATATGAAAATATTTGTTGATATCAAAATAAACTATAATTTGTCAACAAATTCCTGACATCCTCAATTGGTAACCTGAATTTTTCACTTCTCCAATCACCCGGTCTTGAAACTCTAACATCCACTTTCTCAGTTTCATTGTCAAATTTTTCAATCATAAATGTATCATATTGACCTCCCTCAGGGAATTTTTTCCATGAACCTGGTGTTACCCCAAAATCTTGTAATAACTTATAATACTTTTGATCAGATGTAAAATCTCTACCTTCAAATTCTTCTTCTACAGCATCCAAAAGTCTATCAATATACCTGTGAATTGGCTCCATATCATAATCTTCACCCATTTCCCAAAAACCATCTTCGTAATTGGGGTAATATCCTTGATTGTATATCACATCCTTAATAATATCAGTAAGACTTTGGTCTTTTATTTCAGTTCCGTAATTCTCAATAAAATTCATCAACTGACTCAGACTCACCAAGAATGTTTCCCTTGTTTTAACAGGTACCATTTGAAGAATTTTTCTCGGGAGAGGTATTGAGTAATCTTTATACAATTCTTGTTCAACCTCTTCAGAAATTTTATTATTTCTCTCTTCCACTACACTATCAACAATATCTGAAGTGTATCGACCAAACTCATCATCCAAAAAAGTTGTAATTTTTTTTGCGCAAGGATTTTCACCCTCCAATTTACATTCACCTTTTTTTATTTCTGGAATTATGTTGGACATTAAATTCAATAACCTTTCTTTTTGAGTATCTGTAAACCAATAAAAACCCCAACCTTCTTCCCAATCGGTGTTCTGAGAGTCGTAATCAATAAAAAAGTCATTATAACTATTATAACTAGACGTTACCGCATCGACAATCCACTTCGTATTGTCATCCAAACCAAATAAATCCCAGTAGTCATCAAACTCCAAAAGAGCGCCCTTACCTTTTACTTCAATAATTTCAGGGACTTCATTCTCAAGATCTTGAGCAGATATTTTACCTTCCAAATAATCTCTTATAACCTCAGCCATTGCGTTAGGTCTTTCATCTTCCTCAAGTAAAAACTTAGATAGTTTCATATTTTTTATAAATACCATCAAAATGTCAAATTATTGTTGTATATTTGGAGTATGAGACAATTGATTCTTTTATTATTACTGGTTTTACCAAGTCTGACCTACGGACAATGTGGTTCAATTTTTAGAAGTGGTGTTGAATATCCAATTCCATGTGATTGGGATTATCTGAAATATTCCTCCGATAGTTTGAGAAAACAAGAAACACTTTTCATCAAGTATCTAAATGAGGAACGATTAAAACGAAACCTAAAACCTTTGGTGTTTGACCAATCATTATATGATGATGTAGCAATCCCACAAGCAAATAAAATGGCTGAAGCCGGTTATTCATTCCACACAACAGCAAATGTTTATGAATGTGTCACAGGTGTTTTCTATGGGTACAAAAAAACCAATATTGCATCCAACGGTGTAAAGGCATTTCAATGGATTGCACCAAAAGCGACTTTTTCAGTTCATTGGAGGATTCTGATGGCCAACGATATCAAAAGGGTGGCAGTTGCAATGGCAGTATCTCCGAGTGAATCAAACGAAAAAAACGGAGTTGTTTATATTTCAGTTATTATGTTATAATAAAAAAACCCCTCACTTGGAGGGGTTATTTTATTTAGAAATCGTTTCTCCCGATATTCCTTTAGGGAATGCTAGTTCTTCACTTTTTATTTTATTCACCAATTGTTTGAAAGCATTTTCATTATCTACAGTAACGTATTTGTTTCTATCGTACTTTACGTTCTCACACATACTGATGTATTTGTTACAAACACGTTCTAACTTACCACGATTTATTCTGAATGATTCAAATTCAGGTAATCGAGATAATTGTTTATAAAATTCGTTTTCCGTTTGGTCATTTCTATTCATTGTAAACATACTTCCATCAGGAAAACCAACATGTACAACCACACCACCACCTGACATTCCAAATGTTGGTCTTGGTACAATCATAACGTTTGGTTGAATGGGTTGACCTGATGCATCAACAGTTAGTGTAAAAAATTGTTCTTTTTTATAATCCTCGTGGTCTCTTCCTTTATTCACATCCCAAGGTGTTTCTCCAATTTTGATTTTTGTTTCACCAAAGTTCAACTCAGGAAATTTAGAACCCAAATATTTTTTGACCTCATTTGCTCTAGCCTGAGCTAACGAACCCTCTTGTTCAAACCCCTTCGGATTTGGCACTTTAGATTCTCCCGCCATAACTGTGGCAACTACATTAGAGTTGGGATTTTTCTTCATAAAAGATTCGATACTTTTTACTACATTTTGTAGTTCAGAGCTATCGGTTAGTTTATATTGACCACTTTCAAAAGTGTTGGCTAAATTGAATGTTGCTTTACCTCCAGATATTGCTTTACCTCTGTTTTCAACTCTTTGTTCTGACAAAACTTTGTGAATAATATTTTCCAAATCAGTTTCGGTCAAACGAATAACTTTTTTCATAAATAAGTTTTTTATTAGTATAAATAGTTTGTCATAAGAAAAAAAGTATTTATCTTTGTAGTGTTCTTTGAATTATGGGGGTGACCGGTATTGATTGGCAGGGTTAGTCATACGGGGCATGCAGTGAGAGGTTTCCTATCACTTTAATCTATGGAGGCAAAAATCAAACGGCGAAACTTTCGCAACTCTCGAGGCTTTGGGTCTTATCCAAGCTGAGGAAGTTACTGTAGCCTAAGGCTATAGTGACAATGGGTCGATGGACATATAACCTGGAAACAGAAGTCCCTA